TATTAGCCATAAACTCGAGCTCGCACTCGTTACCACTCGCATTTAACTCCTCGGTAATATTATCGAGTAATTGGTAAATATTACTAATTTCGTTAGGGTTATTAATAGTATCGAGTATTGTTTGGTAAATTGGTACAAATTGGTTAACTAAATTGCTTAAATTGTTTACATAATTGGTTAGTATAGGTATTTACCCCCTTTATTTATTGTAAGTACATTATAACATATTTTTGCAGTAAATGCAAGCACTTTTACAAAAAAAAATAAGGTAGGTTTTTGCCTACCTTATTAATAATTATTTTTAATTGTTACCAATGCCTATTTGCCAAAAGCCCTCGCTAGCATAATTTACTATTTGCACTGGTGCATTATTAAAAGTAGTATTTAAATAGTCACCATACGGTATTTGCAACACATTACTAATAAACGCCGGTGCATAACTGCACTCGTATACCATTTGCAACTGGTTTACATTTACTACACCGTTGTTATTAATAACTATTACTATATCGGTAGTAATACTAATATTAGTAGTTAACTGTGGGTAATTTTGCCACTGTATGTAGTTAAAAGTGTACTGTGTACCATTACTTGTTTGGGTAACTATTGGGTTGTATTGCAAGGCCGCCGGGTTAGTATTGTAAGTTGCCTTATTTACTGCATTTAATACATATTGCACATTATTAATTTGGTTAACAGGCACTTGCAAGTTTTGCAGGTTTTGCAAAACTGCCTTGTAGTAATTGGTTGCGCCTACTAAATTTTTGTAAGTACCACTATGTTTTGTTTTTGCCACTTTTGCCATAAATAAACACACCCTTTTTATTTATTTGTAGGTAACTTTTTACCTTAACTATATTATACACCTTTGCTTGTAAAATTGCAATACTTTTTTATAAAAAATTTTAGCATCTTTTTTTATTGTAACCTATTTACAAATTTAAATCGAAGTGGTATATTAAGTATGCCAATGTATAAAGCAAATTAGTAATAATTACTAGTAATATTAATACGTAATATTTATGCGCATTTTTAAATAATTAGTAAATGTGCTAGTAAACAATATTTGCTATTAGTGCAGGTTACTAATAGGGTAAAGCTGCTGTTAAATACAAATATACGATGCTGCCCTAAACCGTTTGCTGCCCAAAATGCAATGCTACCTTCTTTGATAATGATTTCAAATTAAGAGTTATTCCTATATTCTTAATATTGTTATTTTAACTATTTTCGTAATTGCTAATGATTTTCAAAATTTAAAATTTTGCCGAATTTTTATATTCTGCAAATAACTAATATATAGCCCTTGCAATTAGGGCTATTTTTATACGAATAACCATTTTAACGCCAACGAAAATATGCCTACATTAATAATAAATAGGCTGGTAAAGGGTTTATATATACCCCTTGCCAGCCTAAAAATTTCAACAATTTAAAAATTTGTATATTTTAAAAACGTACTTAATTTAAAAACGGACTTAATCATATTCAACTGCATAAGTAATTCGACGGTCGTCGATTGTTTCATCGATTACTGCTAACCTTAATAGTTTATGTTTAGTAACATGATATTCAACTTCAACACAGTAACCATCACCAACGGCAGTAACTTCAATACGATTACCTCCAGTTTTATAAATAGGTTCAAGGTCATATACATCACCTAAAATTTGTTCACACAGTTTGTTAACGAAAAGTTCGAGGTCAAGCCCTGTTTTAATTTTTTCGTGGCCTGCCAAAAATTCAGTTTCAAATTTTTCAAATAATTCGTGTAAGTTCATAATATGCACCCCTTTTTTGTTTTTAACAGGTATTGACTTTGCTTTACCTGTTAAATAAATTATAACATAGTTTTATAGCAAAGTCAATACTTTTTTTAAACTTTTTTAAAATTGTTGGGTATAAATATAGCACTTTTTAATACCATTATATTTATAATCAATAAATATTCCTTTTTCGGTTTTTTTCGTATATAGTTTTAATATTACAATACCATATTGTGCTATATAATCACAAAAATACTCTTCAAGTAATTGGGCTATTTCATCATATGAAAGGTCGGCATAAGGAGCAAACAGTAAATAACTATTAATCATTGCTCCTAAAAAGTCCTCAACATTTAATACTATATCATTTCCAATAATCATAATTAAACCTCCTATAATGGCATTAATGGATTAGTGACTAATAGAGTATTGATGTTATATCGGTTTCGACGTAACATATCATATTCAACATTACCATGTAAATGTACACCATTTTTCATATTAGTCATCCTTCCTAAATGTGTTATTAAACCTTTTTAACATTTTATACCAATTAAGCAGCATGAAAATAGGGAAACCTGCAATATAAATAATTGTTACTACAATAAAACCACATAATTTTGTAAAAGCATATTCGTTATTAATTAAATACCATGCGCCAAACACAATGGCGCATGATACTAGCAACATAGTTAACATTATTTAGCCTCCACTTGTTTACGTTGCATAATAGTCGAACCTTCAGCTACTCCTTGCAAAAATGCACATGTATCAACAGGAGCGTTACGCTTTTTAGTTTCAAAAGTGCTTGCCCCTTTTTCGGCCATAAATTTGTCGAACTCGGTATTTACTTCCTCGGCAACTGTAATTTTTAAAGCCGTGCAGTTTTTGTCAAGCTCCTTTTTTAAACCTACTAAAAAACCATCGACAAAACTGTTATACACGCCTTTAACTCCGTTACCCTGTTTCCAAATTTTCGTTTGGTAACTGTCGGCCATACGGTGAATGGCCTGCCATAACCATTCATAAATTTTGGTAACAGTTTTAGCGTTATTTTCGTAACCATAAAACACCGGAACCATTTTGCCCGCCCACATTAATTTTACGCCATAATTATTAGCTAAAATTGTTGCTAGTGCAAAACGGTAACTTTTACCCCTTGCATTCACTGCAAACTCAGCCACGATATTTACAGGTTTTTTGCTAATGTTTTGTAATTTAATGTTGTACTTTGCCATTAATTCCTGGGCTTTAGCGGCCGCTGCAATGACCTCGGCTTGGTTGGTATTTTTGTTCGCCAACTCCAGTAATTTAATAATTTGTTGTTCGAGTTTGTTTAATTTTTGTTCAGTCATTTTTATGACCCCCTTGTTTATTTGTTATACTTATTATAAACGATTTTGCTTATAAAGTCAAGCACTTTTTAAAAATTTTTATCATTTTTAATTTGTAACATTAAATCGCTATAAACTTTAATTTGTTGCTCGGTTAGCCATTCTGGTTTAATTTTTAAGCTATCATATATAATGTACATATATTCGATATGCATTTCAACAGTTTCGCCCCACAAGCAGCGTTCATTGCCGTTACCATAGCCTAAATAGTATTTGTAATCTGTTTGCAGTCGGTTTAGCAACATATATTTAAATTGTTCATCATGGCTTTCGATATCCAATGCAAACCGACCTAATTCAATATTTTGTTTTTTAGTTAACATATTTTTCCTCCTTTATTATTTGTTTACCTTGTAACTTAATTATAAACGATTGTGATTTAAAAGTCAACACTTTTTATGAAAAAATTTTCAAAAAAAGTTACCCACAACTTTATTCACAGCCTGTGGATAACTTTCGTCTTCATAAATGGCCTGTATTAAGTTTTTTAGTGTGACCGCATATATTTATACCTGTAAAGCCTAAAAACCGTTAAAACTAAAATATGAATAAATTTAGGGTGATTAGCAAAATGCAAAAAAAATAACCTGCGAATGCAGGCTATTTAAATAACTGTTCACGAGTTTTTTGCAAATCGACCACTTCGCCAGTACGTTTATTAACTTTAATAATAGTATGCGTTTGTGGCTCTTCATAAAATTCGTGTGTTTCGTTTTGGGCAATTAGCCGTGGTTTTGGTTTAAAGCCTTCAGGCGAATCGACTGGTCGCGTCGTTAAAAAGGTAACTACCATTATAAATAGTATTACTGTTAACTTTTTCATTTTTATAACTCCTTCACTAAAAATTTAATTTTCCGGATAGCGTATATCAAGGTATTCACAATTTACAACATCGCCATCTTCGTCAAATTCAACTTCCCGCAGCAAAAGGCAGTCCATTTTAATAGTTGAAATTTTTTCATAGCATACACCCCTTTTTTATTTGTAACTAAAGTATACCATAAAATTAAATACTAGTCAAGCATTTTCGACTGGTATTGTATAAAGTTTTTTTTGTTGTAGCATTACCAAAAACCGCAAAAGAATCTCTCTTCTTATTAAGTAAACGTGACTAATATTAATACTGTATTTATCAGCAAATTGTTTTAATTTTTGGTCACGATTAATAGTAAAAGGAGTTTCGTAATATTCAACTATTAAATTATAATGTAAATCGCTGTGTTGTTGACAATAACTCTTTAATGCTTGTACACATTTAAAAATATTATTTGCTTTTTGATTTACATTATTAGGAACTTTATTATTTCTAATAAGAATATTTTCAATTTCCCTGTAAATCCTTTTTGCCACTATTTCCATTTTGTTCACCAATCCTCAATAAATTATAATTCTTATAGGAACGATTCCTAGTTATGATTTTATAACATTCAGCACCGTATCCTCTTTGTCTTGAAATGCTATCCTTCAATGGTTTACCACACCGCAAGCAGTGAGTGATATTTTTAATCATGATGCTGCCCCCAAAAATCAATTGCTGCCCTCGTGGATATAATGCTGCCCTTTTGCACTTACAAAATTTACAACACATTCTTTTCGATTGAACATCAGGAAAACAATTCGCAATTAAATTTCACAAATGCTTCATTTAGAATTTCGAATTTCTAATCCTAATTGTATTGTCATAAATAGAACGGCTAAATTATCCATGGCTGTTTCGGCGAATACAATGCCCATCTTTATTCCACTTTCAACACTCTGAATATAATCCATAACACCTCGAACCTCGGCAATTTGCCATTTAAAACTAAAAATTTCAGCATTTTTCACAGCCCAAAAATTCACACCGGACTCATTTTTTTTGAAACTATAACCGGACTCATATGCTACAACAGAGAATAATGCTTCAAAAGTATTGTATAAAAAGGCTAATACTTTTAGAGGTGGATCTGTCTTTTCGTCTAACATTTTAGAAATTTCAATAGCCTTGGCAAAATCACGTTCTAAAACTGCATTAATATATAGTTGTAACTCGGCTGTAGGTAGTGCAATTAATACTCCATCATTAACAGCTTTATTATATATCTTGCTAATTGTTGTATTATTTACTTGTGCCAGCATTTTTAATTTATCTAGTTCTAATAAACATAATGTATAGTTTGAAGAACATCTTTTAATTAAATCTTTTGCCTGTGCTGTATCTAAATCGGAATCTTTTTGAATATACTTAATTAAAATAGGCTCCGATAATTTTTCAAAATTAACTATAGTATCTTCATAATGTTTATAAAATTTACTTCGTTTATCTAATGTGTTATAAACGAGTATTACTTTACAAGCTCCGGAAGTACACAAAGCCTCTAACCGTTGCCATACAACAATATCCTGTTTTATAAAGTCCGTATCATCTCTAATAACATATAATACAGGCTTGTTTATTAGTTTATTAGCCCCTAATTTTTTAAAAACATCTGCCACTGTTGGCATTTCCTGTTTTAAATAACCTAAATCTGCAATATTATCTATATAAACATTTCGAATATAAATTTCTTCACCAATAAAAATATACACATTATCTAATTCATTCGATTTGATTTGTGTTTTTAATTCAGCTATATTCATTTCTTATCGTACCTCACTTGATATATTAATCCGCATTTATGACATACATATTGACGATATTTTACATTCCCAATAAATATTATTTGCAGGCGTGTCAATTTCCCACACCTGCAAATGCGAATATTTTTCTTAATAATGTCCCGATATATCTGACGTATTTTATTCTTTTTCATAATAATTTTCATCTGCGAATATAGCGATTCCCTGAACACCTAATAAAACGATTTTATCTAAAGGAAATTTATATTCTATATTACAAATTAACTTTCCTGTATTTTTATTACGTTTATTACCTAGTGCTTTTAAAATTCTTGTTTCTGGATCATAACTAAGAAATTTTGCATGACGATATAATATTCGTTGCTTATAAATAACTCCAACATAAAGCTCGTCGCCAACATTTAATAATGCAATTTTTTCTTCATTCAACATTTTCACCCCCTAAAATTTCCCATTGCTGAATTAACCATTTTTTAAAAGCCATGGCTTTATTAATACCGCTATACTGCAAAATGGATTTTAATTTCAAAGTAGATTGAGTTGAAAAATCTAATTGTTCTTTATCATAATCACCATCAATAAAACATTCTAAAAGATAATTCGTATAAGTATTTAAAAATAATTCCAAATCATATTTATCTTCCTCTTCTTTAAAGTTTATCTGATTTGCTATTTTTAAACAATTTGTAACTGTGACTTCTGGAATATTTTCAACAACCTTACGAACATAATCACAAAAATCCTGAACACCATAATTTAATAACATTTTTACCTGTTCCGGAGTTTCGCAGACTTTTGCAATTTTCGTCAATTCTTCATTTTTTAGTTTTGGCTGAATTTGTAGAGCATATTCTTTAAGTTCTGAAGGTGGAAATGGTAATAAAGAAATTAACATACCACGACTTAATATAGTTGCCAATGTATTTGAGGTGCTTTTCAATAACATTACAAAGTAAGCCTGTTGTGGAGGTTCTTCAATAACTTTTAGTAAAGCATTTTTAGCTGCATTACTCATATTATCGCAATCTTTAAAAACATACATAATAGGTTTTGTTTGTTTATATGCCATTGAAATAATATTACGAACATCATCAACTTTATTACCACAATGAATATAAACTGTTTGCAATCTAGCGCTAATACACTCTGCAATATCTTCGGAGGCTATAGAACTAGCCCCCGAAATAATCATAAATCTTGCAAATGTTAAATTATCTAAAGTATTTTTTAATTCTTCTTGCATCATAATGTCAACAACCCTGCAATAATAAATTGCTTTGGATTCTGCTCCCATTTAATACGATTAAGTAGTTCTTGCAATTCACCAGTTAAAACAATTATAAATTGCTTCTTGCCAGTTTCTAATTTACACTCTTTGCTGTAAGAACTAGGAATTTGAACATAATCAAAATTATGACAAATATTATATTTAACTAAATCAAGTACAAAGAAAAAGAATTGGCGTGTAAATTGTTTTAAATCTTTGCCATCCATATATATATTTTCAATGGTTTCTATAATGTTAAACTCGTCTTTTTCATATATATATTCCAGTAATTCAAACATTACACCATAATCTGTTGCCCCTAATGCGTTAACTACATTTTCAACGGTAATATCCCCACTATAAGATAAACATTTATCTAATAATGTAATGGCATCTCTCATTCCGCCATCTGCAATTTTAGCGATGTACTCTAATGCCTCTTTATCCCATTCATAACAAATCCCTGCATTAACTTCAAGATCATAATTTTCCTTTTGAAGAATTAAATCTAATCTTTCCACAATTTGATTTGTTGGGATACGATGAAAATCAAATCGTTGAACTCGACTTAATATTGTAGCCGGGATTTTTTGTGGGTCTGTAGTACACATTAAAAAGATTGTTTTTAGTGGAGGTTCTTCTAAAAGTTTTAACATGGCATTCCATGCGCCTGTACTTAACATATGAACTTCGTCTAAAATATAAATTTTAAATTCGCCATCTAAAGATTTGTGTTTAGAGTCATCAATAATGTTACGAACATTTTCAACGCCATTATTGGAAGCCGCATCAATTTCAATAGCTTTACCTTTACCACCATTTAATTCATTGGCAAAAATGCGAGCACAGGTCGTTTTACCTGTGCCAGCACCGCCAGTAAATAAGTAACAATTTTTATGATTTTTTGTAACAATTTGCTGTTCAAGAATAGCTTTAATATTCTCTTGAGCTACTACGTCATTAAAAGTTGTTGGTCTATATTTAACAGCGAGTGAAATCATTTTAATTCATAAACTCCTTATTCATCTTCTTCAAAATTTCAAATAAAGAATCTTCTTTATTATCTTTTAAATCCTTGGTCATCTTTTCATCATTAAGTAATATTGACATTAAACCCATACATAAAGCCAAAGGTGAAATTTTATAACGTCTTGCAACATCAATAACAATTCCCATAATAGCATATAAAATGCCAAGTTCACATCCATTAGCCTCCACATCAGATGAAAAACCAGTTTCATGCGCTGTAAAAACAGCTGATATATTACAATCAATGATCTTTTCTTTTTCAACAAAATCACCAAAATCTGGAACACTACTTAAAAATTCAATAATTTCTTTTTTGTTACTTTCGCTATCTCCAAAAACTCCCTCATTCACCTGATTCATAAATATTAAAACTCGCATTACAGTATCAATATCCATCTTGTAAACCCTCCATTAATTGTTTAAATAGTTTTTCATTAATAATAAAGTAATCTTCATTATCTCCGAAATTAAATGTTATTGCCCAATAAGGACGACGCATCGCGAATGCCTCTTCCTTTAACTTTTCAATCCAATCTTTTTGAATTGAAATAGATTTAGATTCTTTAACTTTAGTTTTACATTCAATTAATATCTTATCAGTAATTACATCTCCTTTCTGAAACATAGTAGCCCCACTGTTTAACTGCTTTCTTCCGTGAAGCTTTTTAGCAATTCTTTTTTCTTGTAAATTGCTATATTTTCTTGTGTCCATTAGAATTAAACTCCTTTATCAAGTCCTGTGCTAAAGTTACAATTTCATAATTATTAATAGGCAATTGAAATCCAGAATATGTTTTTCCTAGTGCGTATACCCAATCACTAAAAAATTCATCGTAACAATTTATCTTTATTACACCATATTTCTGATGAAGTTTTGCCAACTCCCTCGCCCATTTATCATAAGTTGCATCAGAAATTAAATTATCATTTAATCTGTAATAAATGCAACTATGAACTATTAATTGTAACCTTCGACGCTTAATCAGTATTTTAATATCTTCTGGAATAGTAGGTTCTTTTTTAGCTAACTTTTTAATATCAAATAGTGGCATTTACCGCCCCCCCCCCTGTATGATACTATTATACTATCATACAGGGTCATTGTCAATGATTATTTTCAACGAACATTAGAGGAAATAGCTTTTGCAATGTCATCATCCAAATCTTGAAGGAAATCTAAGTTTTCTTCTGCTTCTAAAAATTCAACAACAGATTGCCTACCTTGTAATTTAATTTCTTCACCATCTACATCAGTTAAAATTTCGCCATCTTTTGATACAAATCTAAACCACGCTCCGGATTGGTCAATGTAACCTAATTTAATTGCAAGGTCTACTAAATCTGATACCCAATCAATTCCAAAAGTATAGTTAAGTGTATAACTACCAACACGACGATCAGGTCTACATGCTTTTGTTTTTGGCATATTTATCAACACATAATTACCTGCGGGGGATTCTGTATTTCTTGTTAAATCTTTACCATTTTCATCAAAGAAATTACCCTTACTAAAAAATAATCGAATTATTGCATTATGTTTCCATGCGCGTCCACCAGTAGTATCCTTGCCACCCATAGGACTATTAATCTTATCCCTTAATTGATTAATACCAATAAAAGTAGTATTAAATCTTGAACAAATTTGAACTAACTGTTTAGTAAATCTTGTTAATGGAATTGAAATGCCACCATAACTTCTTTTTTCATTGGATTCTTCATAAACATCCTGTGAAATCAATACTGCAAGACTATCTAACACAGCGAGTCCAAATTCCCCTGTTTCTAAAAGGTTTTGTACAATGTCGAAAACTTGTTCTGCCGTTTGGTTAGTTGGTTTTACTACCCACAACTCGTCTACATTTACTCCTAATAATTCAGCCCAATCTTCGTCCAAT